ATTTAAAACTAAGCCATATGCGCATCAACTTAAGGCATTAGAATTGTCTTGGGAGAAAAAAGCTTATGCATATTTTATGGAAATGGGTACAGGTAAATCTAAAGTATTAATTGATAATGTTGCTATGTTATATGACAAAGGCAAAATTAATGGTGTTCTAATTGTGGCACCAAAAGGTGTATACAAAAATTGGTATAGTTCAGAAATACCCACTCATTTACCAGATCACATAGAAAAAGTGTCCGTATTGTGGCAAGCAAATATTACAAAACAACAACAACAAAATTTAAACACATTGTTTAAAACAGGTACAGATTTACATATTTTATGTATGAATGTAGAGGCATTATCCACTAAAAAAGGTGTTGATTTTGCAAGAAAATTTATAAATTCTCATGATACCATGATGGCCATAGATGAATCTACTACAATAAAAAACCCTGAAGCTAAACGTACAAAAAGTATTGTATCACTTGGTGTAAATGCAAAATATAAAAGAATACTTACAGGATCACCTGTAACCAAATCACCGTTAGATTTATATAAACAATGTGAGTTTCTTGATCCTTGGCTCTTAGACCATAATTCTTACTACTCGTTTAGAACTAGATATGCAATTATGAAAACTGCAAACTTTGGTGGTAGATCTGTACAAATTGTAGTTGGATACCGTAATCTTGGAGAGTTATCAGAAAAGTTAAAAAATTTTTCTTACCGTGTATTAAAAGATGATTGCTTAGATTTACCTAAAAAAACTTTTATGAAACGTGTAGTTCAACTTACGCCAGATCAATACAAAGTATATCAACAGATGAAAAAAGAAGCACTTGCAATCATGAATGGTAAGATGATTACCACTGCTAATGCATTAACACAATTAATGAGACTGCAACAAATAACTTGTGGCCATTTTAAATCTGATGATGGCACAACACAAGAAATAAAAAGTAATAGACTAAATGAACTTATAGATGTTTTAGATGAAATAGAGGGTAAAGTTGTTATTTGGGCTCACTGGCAAAGTGATGTAAGACAGATCATAAAAGCTATTGTTGAAGAGTTTGGCCCAGATTCTTTTGTAGATTATTATGGTTTAACACCACAAGAAGAAAGACAACAAAACATAAAACGTTTTCAAGAAGATGATAAATGTAGATTTTTTATTGGTACACCTCAAACAGGTGGTTATGGTATCACACTTACTGCAGCTAGTAATATGATTTATTATTCTAATGGTTATGATCTTGAAAAAAGACAACAATCAGAAGCTAGAATAGATAGAATAGGTCAAACAAAACCTATGACATATATTGATATAATGTGTGAAGATACTGTTGATGAAAGAATTGTAAAAGCTTTACGTAAAAAAGTTAATATTGCAAGTCAAGTTATGGGAGAAGAATTAAAAGCTTGGATATAGGAAAAAGTAGGACTTATGTATGAGCGCTATAATTTTTGTATCAACACTACAATAACACCACCCATACCAGTAATTAATGCACCCACAGATACTAAAAGTATTCTTTCTATTCTGGTAATTTGAGTTTGTAATTGATTCATTCTCTCGTAAGTTTGTTTTTGCATTATTCTGCAAAGTTTTTCGTGTGATTCTATTCTTTGTAATGCGTCTTGTTTACTTGGCATATTTACCTACCCAATAACATATAGGTTCTAATACTTTTCTATATAGTCTACCTAGTAAATGCACCTTGCCTCTTGACTCCTGTCGAATGTCAATAGTTCTGTGCACAGCTATGTGCTCTAATATTTTTTTTAAAACTTTATTTGTTTTAGATAATCTTACAAGTGGTAAGAATATCTTGTGATATCCTATTTGATATTCTGGTGCTAAATTTTTTGAGTGTTTTAACCAAATTTTGTTTCTAAAAGATCCAAAGCCATAAGACTCATTCATCATAGTGCAGACAATCTTGCCTCCCCCTCCCGAAGACCCTCCGCCTTGACCTGGTGGTCCACCCGATGAGCCGCCTTGACTTGGTGGTCCACCTGTTGATACCGAACCGCCGCTTACACCACTTTGTACACCTCCTGGTCCTCCTCCATAAGGATCACCGCCTCTTTTTCCTTCAGTATCACCAAATCCACCATCAGAAGTGTCTCCTGGTCCACTTGGTGGTCCACTTGGTCCTTCGTCTTTATTATCGTCTACTCCGTGAAGCGATTGACCTATTTGATTTTGTATATCGGCAAAAGCTTGTTGTTTTTCTTTTTGAGCTTCTTTTTCTGCAACACTAGCATCACCCGTTACATTACCTGTATCAATATCTGTTGGTGTAGCATCTGGAGTTATATCTCCAGCAGCTCCTGTCTTCTCTATATAATTTTTTCTCTCTTCTAGTTCTTTTATATCTTTTGGCGTTTTATTAGTTTTGTTTTCTAAAAATTCTACTCTTTCAATATTATATTCATTATAATTACCAAATGCAGACTGAGTATTAATACCATATTTATCTTGTGTAACAGTGCCATCACCAACTAAAAGTCCAACCTCTCTAGCTTTATTTGTTGTTTCAGAAATACCTGATGGAAGATTAGAAGCTAGTGATCCTATTGCATCAAACACTAAACTTATTGGTCCACCTACAACTTTATTAATAGCAGCTGATGCTAAAGTTTTACCAACGTTAAGTTTTTCTCCAAATATATCTACAGTTTGATTTGCAAAATCTACTACAGCTCCTGGCACTTTACCTAATTCAGTTAATGCATTATCAACCGTTTGCCCTGCTCTACCTAGTACATTTTCAAGAAAACTTTGTTGTTGTTCTGGTGTTTCAAATGAAGGTGTATAACCAGCTAATTTGTCTTTTTCAGTTTGTGATAATCCCGTGCCCACTGTGACTTGTGATAATGGCCCCTCTATAGTAGTGGGTCCCTGATTTGTGAGCACTGGTGAAACTACTGGTGCTCCACCTATTGTTCCTAATGGATCTACAAAACCACTTTCATTATCAGGTATTCCTACCTCTATTGGATCACCTGTTATACCACTTGGTGGAGTTGCAAATTCATCTACAATATTTCCACCATAACTTCCATCTGGATTTGTAATATCTCCTGTTACATCATCTACAGTTGTTCCAGGCACTGTTGTAAAAGTAGGTTGATCACCAAAAGTTCCTGATTGTGTAAGACCGTCTGTTGGTGCATCTAACATAGAGTCACCTGTCGCCTGATCCATGCCACCGCCACTGCCTGCATCTACTAATGTGTCTACAACTCCTGGTATCTGTGCTGTGTCTGTTGCAAGTGTTGGTAGACCTGAACTATATAATCTCATAAGATCAGATAACCTATTAGGATTATATGCTTCGTATTGTATTCCAGGGTAATCTGTAATGTTACCTAATATGTTTGCATCTGTAGTTGTTCTTAAACCAGATACATCAATACTTGGATCTACTAAATCTGGATTTGTTACTACGAATGAATCAAAATCTTGAAGAGAAGTGTTATTAGGATTAAGAACTCCTGCATCTACCGCATTTTCAAATAAATTACTATTTGTTACTAAATCACCTAGGCCAAATTTTTTTCTTATATTGTACATTACGCCATTCCCCTTTGTCTTAATCTTATAGCCTGTTCTTCAGGACTTAGCAATGCTTGTTCTGTAGGTGTTAAACCTGTTTGTGATACAGATGCTTGTTGCACTGGTTGTACCATATCTGGATTTACGCCTGGTGTTGGTGGCAGTGCTGATTGTGTCATGTCATCGTATGATGGTAAATATTCTTCTATGTCTATGTTAAACTGATCATCAAAAGATAAATCTCTTAGATCATCTTGTATATCTAATAATACATCTCTTGCTTCTTCAAATGGATTATCCATATCTATGTTTTCTGCAATCTGTCTAAACTCTCTTTGTATATTTTCTGATGGAAAGTACGGTTGAAATATATCGTTATCTAATCTGTTATAAACATTTTTTAATCCTCTTTCGTTAAATTCAGTTCTAATAGCATCCATGTCTGTATCTAATATATCTGCAGCTCGTATATTTTTTAACATCTCTTTGTCTGTGTTAAATTTAGCTTTGTTAGCTGCAATAAATCTTTCAATAACATCTCTTGCAGTTTTAGGTCCACCTTTTAATACAGACTCTGAACCACCTGTAAATAATCCTCTAGATTCCCTAACACCTCTTTGATAGTCTGCTATTTTAAAACCCATGGCTCTTACAGGATTTACTTTAACAGCTCTAAATCCTGCAAAACCAAGTAATTCATCTGGCACTTCGAAATATTCACCACGTTTAGATGGTTTGTCTGTTGCAGCTTGATACAATCTATTAATTTGTTGATATGAAAAAGGTAACATTGCTTTTGCTAAATGATTGGTAATAATTTTTATTTTTTCACCAGTAGGTGTTTTGTCTGTGTATAATTGTCTACCCTCTCTTGTTCGACCTTCTCTTGCAATAATATCTAATGCAGCTTCTGTATAAATTGCTTCTGATATAAATGGTGATGCAAGTTCCCCTGCCGCCTGTGCCATGCCACGTAATACACCTTTCATCAACACTTCTTCATCTGTAATACCTTTTTGCACTTCGTTAATTAATGTTTGTATAGGTCTTGTTGCTACATCGTATGCATTACCATGACTAAAATCTATGTATTTTAATTCACCATCTTTTGATCTAATTGGTAAGATTGTAGAATTTTTAGACCACTCTGGTAAATATTGTTTTAATGCTTGTAATTGTTCGTTTGTAACATCGTTAAGTATTTGAAACCCTGATTGTATTACATTTGGTGCAATATATAAAACTGTACCTAAACCAGTTAATCTTTTAATACCAATATTTCTTAACGCTGGATCTTTTATTTCTCTTATTGCTCTTTGTGCAATATTAGTTGTTGTTCTTAATATTTCTGATGGAAATGACATAAACGTTCCGAGTGGTAAACGTCTTAACGCTCTAACAGTATCAGATACATATGCATAGTTAGGTACTGTATTTCTTACGATATTTGCTGCTTGATTATCTAACAAGTCATCTGTAAATTTTCTACCTGCTTTAGTGTAAGCGTTTTTTAAACGCAATCTTTCAACTGCAAAGTTAGCTATTTTAAAAAAATCATCTTCAGCAGTATATAAATCTTCTGCACCTTTCATAAAAGCTTTTGCTTTTCTACCAGTGCCAGCAGTTAATTTTTTCATCATAGATTCTAATGGTTTTGCAAGATTTAAATTTTCACCAAATCTAACGTCACGTAAAAGATTTTTTACATCACCAAGTTGTACTTGTGAGTTTACAACACCAAGATCTAATAGTTTTCTATATCTCGCATTAGCAGCTGCTTCATCAAAACCCACACCGGTTACTTTACCTAATGCTCTTTTTATAGGTGCCCCTGTTTGTAATGGTGCAAAAGCATCTGCAAACGCTCTACCCACAACTGCAGGATTTTCAAAAAATATACCATTAGCTGCAGAAAACCCTGTTGCAGAAAATATATTTCTAAAGTGTGTGACTGGTGCAAGTATTGTTTTTGCAACTTGTGATGCTGCTTTTGGAAATAAAATTAAATTACGATATCCCCACGTTAAACCTTTTTCAACACCTGTGGCTCCTGGTCTTGGTTCAAATAAAAATTGTAAAGCTCTTGATGAATCACCTAATCCTTCAGCTATTGCTTTTGATGTAAACTTACCTTGTAATGGATTAACAGTAAACTCATCTTTAAAAAATGGTAAAAGATATTTATCTAATTCTACTATATCTTGATTAGGTAAAGCTGCCGCTGCTTCTAATGAGTCATCAAAGAAAAAACCTCTTGCTCCTGCAGGTGTATTTTTTGTAACCGCTGCTTTAACCGCATCATCTTGTTTAGCAAGTCTTTCAAACAATTCATTTTTTCTAGCAATAGAAGATAATTTTGTCATACTATTGTAAATAGAAAATCTAGGATCTTCTATTTTACCAAACAAAGCTTGTATTGTAGCTTTGTCTTTGCCTTTTGTTTCTGCAAGAATACGTCCTGGTTTAATTTGATCTGTTAATATATTTTTAAAAAATTTATCTAATTCTGGTCCTTCATCTGCAGCTGTGTCATCAATATATTTAAAAGGTAAGCCTGGCGGTGATTTTTGTTTTTGTGCTGATTTAATAACAGTGCTAACCATGGTTTCTGCTTGAAAGTCTGTAAGTTTTTTACCATTCTTAGCTGCATACTCTTTAAAAAATTTTTTTGTGTTGTTTATAGCTTCTTCTGTTGGTTGATATTTCATGTATGGTAAAATAGAATTATCTTCAAATATTCTATATGTGTTACCAAGATATTCTTTTACTCTGTTACCCATCAAAGATTGCAATGTTTTCACATCTTTTGGTGCATTAGATGATGCGTTAATTAAATTTGAAAAAGTTTCTCTTGCACCGTTTAAAGAAGTAAAAATTGATTTAATAGATTCATCTGATGCTTTATTATCTTTCAACAATCTATATATAGGAGCCGATTTACTAGGTGATATTTTTTTACCTATATTATCTGAAAACAATACATCGTTTAATCCTTTGTATATATTTGCTTTTCTTGTTTCAGTTGTTTTATCAAACAAAGATTTTATAGTTGGAAACATAGTGTCAACCTGTCTATCTATATTTTTTACTAACTCCATGGCTCTGTTAGTATCAGCCATGGTTGCACCTTTTTCTGCCATTTTGCCTTCAAATATTTCTTGAGGCTTTGCACCTCTTGCTCGTAATCCAGAAAACACTTTGTTAAAATATTGATCTAATTTAGAATTACTAAATTCTAATCTTCTACCACGTTGCACAGCTGCTTTAATTGCTTTACCTGCACCATATCCGGCTAACAGAGTGACAGGACTTTCTGCACCAAACTTTAATCTGTTCATTAGTTTTTTACCAGCGTCTTCTCTACCACCTTCATCCGTAGTTTCTTCTAGTTGTGTAGGTCCAGCTTCAAACACATCGCCAAAACTTCCTATTTCTTCTACGTTTGCAACAAAAGCTTCACCTCCTACACCCCCAGCCATACCAGCTAAAAATTTTTTTCTACCTAATGTTTTGTTAAAATCGTTTGCTTTCTTTGCAGCTTTTTGTAGATTGCCACCTGTAGCATCCATATAATTACCAGCTTTCTTTGCTTTAACAGCTTTACTTGCTAATTTAAAACCTATACCACCAGGCACACCTATTTGTATTATTGTTTCTGCTAGTTTACCTATAGCTCTATCATCAGCTACTTCTTCAAATACGTTAAATCTATCAAATGCTGTTTCTACTTTAGCAGCAAGATCTGTATCAAAACCTAAATCTATTAATTCTGCACCAAGAGATACAACACCTTCAGGCACTTTTATTACACCTGATACGATACCTGCCATTGCTGCTGTGATTGCACTTGTCTCTGAACTTTGTTCCTGTGGGGTAAGGTCAAAGTAGCCAAACGCATCTATATCTTCAGCCATCTAACCTCCTATAATAATGCTGTAAATTCTTTTAACTCTACTGGTTCAAGTTCTGGTGTAATTTCAATTACTTTACCATTATCTACATCTATGTAAACACCTGGTGTTTTACGTTTAGTATCATATGCACCATCTTTTAATTTAATTCTACCTTTTGGAACTTTACCAGCTTTTGATACTTGTGGTGCAACATTAAAATCAAATGATGCATGATTTCTTGCTTTACTACCATCACCATATTGACCTAAATAAACACTTTCTCTACTTGCAATTAATCTTTTTAAACTAGGATCTTTACCAGCTTCATCTAGTTTATTTAATCTTGCTGTTTCTTTAATTATATTTTCTTCTGTAAGAGGTAAGCCTCTTGATTTTATATTTACAATAGCTGTTTTTCTATTTTTTAAAACACTTTTACTAGGCTGTGCTTCTTTCATAGCTTGACCAATACCTAATTTAACCGCACCACTTCTAATAGCTGCTTCTCTTGCATCATCTGCTTTTGTAAATTGTGCATAAGGATCTTGTAATGATCCAACTAAATTTTGTAAAAATCCATCACCAGCAAATTTACCTGATGCTAGATTTAAACCTAACTGACCTATTGGTAATCTTGTTTTAGGTGTAAACTCTCTTAATAATGATTCTAATTCAGGTGTCAGTTCTCTTGCTCTACCTGCAACATCACCAACTTTTTTTTGTTCTCTATCAACAATACCAGTCATAATACCATCGTTAGTAGATCCACCTCTTCTAAACATAGGTCTTTTTAAAGTTCTACTCATTATCTACCACCAAATATTCTGCCGTATATATCAGCACCTGCAAGTCCTAAACCTAGAGCTGTTGTTAACGGACTAGATTGTGCTGCTGCTGGTGTTTCACCAAACGAAACTGTACCTGCTCCAGGTGTAATAGCTGCAATACCTTGACCGAATCTAGCTAATCCCTGTCTTGGTTCTTCTATAGCCATTTGTGCTGCTTGTCTTTGTGCATCAAGTATAGCTTGGTTTTGTGCTTGTTGTGTTGCACCTAATGTACCAAGACCTGATATTTGTGCTCTACTAAAGTCTTGTGCTCTTGCACCAAGTCCACCTTGTAAGTTTGAAATATTCATTTGGTTTGCAAGATCTTGTTGTCTTCTTGCTGCTGCATTTTGGAAACCTGTTTGTCTTAAGTTTGCTAATGTCTGTGCTCTGTTCTGGTCGCTTTGCGCCTGATACTGGGCTCTTTGTACACCTTCACGGCCACCACCAAATGCACCTGGTACACCTAATGTTTGAGCTGCTAATTGATTTTGTCTTATCTGTGCTTGTTGATCAAAGTCTTGCATTGTTGTGTCAATTACTTGTTGTTGGTAAGGTGACATGTAAGAAGCTATTGATCCTGTACCTGTACCTGCGCCAGTTCCAGTCAATGCCGTCGTTGCATCTGCAGCTGCTCCAGCTTTTGTTAAGAATGGTTGAAAAGATCCAAGACCTGTTGTTGGGTCTGTTGCTTGTGTATATGCTGCTGCTTGTAATGGATCTTGTGCTGCAACTTGTGGTGCAAGTTCAGCCATACCTGCTCTTGTAATACCAAACTGTTGTGCTTGTGCTTGTCTTTGTGCAAACTGTGCTGCAGTTTCACCGGGTTGTTGTGTTGTTGCAGTTGTAACTGAAGGTAAACCAGATTGTGTTGCAAGATCAGTTAAGAATGTTCTTTGTGCTGCTTCTATAAACTCTGGTGGTAATACTCTTTGTTCTGTTATACCGCCTTCTTGTTTTAATACTCTACCACCCATAGCTAATTTTTCTTCAGCATATTCTTGTAATCTGTCATATTCATCATCTGTTAAATCTTTTAATGGTTTTTTATATAACATAAGTGATAGTTGATTTAAGTCATCCATTATATCTGGTGCTGATGCCATTTGTTTCTGTTCCATAACTTTTTTTCTGTTCATATCGTCTTGATATTCTTTCATTAAATTTTCCATCATATTTTTTTTATCAAGCATTTCTCGCTCTCTTAAATAATCTTCAAATGTAGGTTCAGCCATTAAACTACCCTTCTCTCTAAATTTTTCATTGTATCATACATCCTTTGTGCTCCTTTTTCAATGCTTCCATTACCTGCTCCTCTTACAGCATCTGCTGTAAAAACAAACTCATTTTTTGATAACATAGCTGGTACATCATCTGCTTTTTCTTTAATACCTACTGGCACAAAGCCACCTTCGTCTCTGTAGTCTCGTTCCATGACTCCTGCTTTATTTGATCTCATGATACCTGTTGGCATAACTCCACCCATATTTGCAGGTTCTCTATATGTGCCTCGACTTGTAAAAGTTCCTTTTTCACTATCAAGAAGTTCTCTAAGTTCTTTTAAACTCATTGTGTCTAAAAGAGTATCTTCATAACCTATTTGTTTTAATTTTATTTTTAAATTACTTCCTTCTGAAAATTTTACTCTACCACCTTTTGCATATGGTATACCATATTTTTCAGCATACTCTTGACCAGATAAACCTGCGTCTGGGTCTTGTGGTATATTCACTGGAGGCATCGTTCCTGGTCCCATTAGTCCCATCGGTCCTGCTAGTGGCATTGGTAGTCCAGCTATTTCTTCTTTACTAGGAAATTTTCTTTCTAAAAATTCATCTCCCATCATTTTAACCACTCTATAACCTTCAGGTGCAGGTTGACCTGGCGACCAATCAACAGGTTGTGAATAATCAAAACCTGTCATCATCGGGTTTGATTTAGTAAAATTAAAAGTATCCATATCATCTTGAGTTATAGCTCGAGGCATGCCTGTTTGATTTATATTTTGTAAATATTTAAAATTACCATCACCTTTTCTTTCATCTCCATAACCAGTAAATTCTAAAAAATTACCTGATAAATTAAGACCTACCGAAGGATCACTATATTGTTGAGCACCTATAGATTTATATCCTTCTACAGGTCCTTTATTAAAATTATTTATATAGTCTTTTTCTAAAGGTGTTACGGTATTTACAAATCTAAGAGATCCATCAGGTCTAACTTCATATCTATTTCTGCCATCTGAAATTAGTCTAGTTCCAACAGGAACTGAGCTAGAATCTTGTGTGGCCGTTGGTCTTTGATAATTTAAAAGATCTCCAGGTTGAATTGCTCCACCAAGAAAATCTTCAAGACTTTCTCCTTTACCACCTAATGCAGTAAATTGACCATCTTTATTTTTAACTTCATAACCATCTGGAGATTTATATAGCTCTGAACCACCTATCATATCATAAATTTTTAATGAGTTATCATAATTAGATTGACCACCTGTACTAGCATCAGGTGTCGGGGTTGTTGTAGTTCTAGTAGGTGCCATAGTTTGATTTAAAACATCTAATGCAGCTTGACTTTTATCTTGGCCTGCCATTATTGTAGATGCTGCTTTTTTTGAAAGAGGTCCTAGTATACTATCTTCACCCATTGCGTATTCTTGAATTTTACTTCTTGCTCTTTGCTGTGCAGGTGCAATAGCTTGATTAAACGCAGCTTGGTTAGCTCTATTAAGAGCTATGTTTTGTGCGAGTGTATTAGCTGAACTAATACCACCAGTTTGATATCCAACACGTCCACCTGTTGCCATCATTGCATCATTTTGTTGACCAACAATATTATCTATAAAATTATTTTTTTCTTCATCACTCATGGCTGCATACTGTGGATTACGTAATGGTGTGTAATAACTATCCATGTATCCTCTCATTTGTTCTTTAACACGTTTATTTCTTCTTGCCATATACTCACCCATAGTCTCACCGGGTTGTTGTGGTTCAAACTCTCCTGTAAAATAACTATAAAGTGCAGAAGCACCACTTGTAATACCACCTACTAATAATTGTTGTTGTACCATATCAGGTAGTTTATTTAATAGTGGTACTTTACCAATTGTTGCATCTGTTGCTTTTTGTATTATGCCAACACCTTTTCTAGCATCATCTGTTGTTTTTGCAGTATTAGCTGTATCTGCTAATTTTTTTTCTCCACCTTTAAATAATCTACCAACAGGGCCTTGTTTAAAACGTTCCATAGAAAATGTATCTAAACCACCTGCGGGACCTTCAGCACCTGCTAAATATCTTATACCTTTACCAAACCCATAAGTAGCTGCACCTTGTTTAAGTGCATCACTAATACTACCTCTTTGATCAAATCTACCAAGGCCTCTTGCTATTGCTGCATAACCTGGATAGAACGGTGCAACAACAGGTGCAACTTTAACTGCAACATCTGCTAGTTCATTAGGTATAATATCTCTAACTTTACCTAAAGCTTTATCTTTAGTTTTTTGAAAAACACTACCAACGCCAAACTTTTTTCTAGGGGTAACACTTGCTATCCCACCTTTATCACGTAGTTGTCTTGGCATTTTTGTTCTATTAATCATATATGTTAAATTTTATTTATATTAAAAAGGCAGGGATTTCACCTGAATTTACATTAATACTTGTTTTTAACAAGTAAATCAAGACTATGTTGTAACATCTCTAGGCTTAGATTCAAGCGCTGATAATATTACGTGCAGTCTATTAGCTGTTGCTGCAGTCACTTTTAGTATCTCACTTTCTTGTAATACTAAAGGAGCTGTTAATAATTCTGTTGTGCCATTGGCTGATATAGATTTAGTCTTAAATACACTAAATACAGCATCAGATGTATCTGTGATAGTAACTGTTATAGTATCAGCATTTCCAGAGTCTTCTGAAACCAATATTGATTTTATAATAGATGTTGTAAAACTAGGAACTGTATATAAAGTTGTAGCGCTAGTAGTAGTTAAATCTACTTTTTTATTTACAAATGAATTAGCCAAAGAAGTATGCCTCCGCTTCTGCTTCGTCTTTTAAATCTTGTTGATAAGTAGTATTTAATTTTTGCACTATGCTATCTACATCTCTTACAAAAGACTGTTGAGTTTGTCTATCATACTCTTCTGCTGGTTGTGTTAATGATTGTACAATTCTTGCCATTATCTTCTTCCATCTGGTTGATAGTCTATTCTAAAAGTTCCAACTTTCCAAAATTGACTTGTGCTCGTATTATCTATTTTTAAAGATATAGATCTAGCACGTGCTCGTGTATCTATTTTTTGTGTGCTAGATGTTATAGTAAATGGACCCAATGATGAACCTGATTGTGAATCGTTTGGAAAATCTCTTAAGTTTAATGTAACTCTCGCCTCACCTGTTTGTGCTAAAAAATCTGGTATGACTCTTCTTATTTTCATCATAAACTCACCATCACCAGCAAGTCCTTGTTGACCAATATCAAAGTCTCCAGATTCAATGCTTGCAGTAATAGCAGATGTCTGACCTTCTTTAACTTGATTTAATCCTGTTTCATGTTCATAATATGTTGTTGTGCCATCTGTATTACCATGAACATAATTAACATCTGTATCAGGTGTTTCTGTGTCTTCGTTATATTCTGTTGCGTGTGGTTTACCAAATACTGCAGAATCTTGCCAAGTTGTTCTAGCTAAAGTTCCTGTAGTCCATACTGGTCGCTCGGGACTTGAGTCTAGATAATTGTATGTCACAACTCTATTTACAGTTCCAGAACCTGAACTTGGATAAAACCACATAATCTCACCAAACAAATTGTTAAGTCCAGCGTTAATGTGTTGTCTTGGAGTTAAGTTAATATCATCATAAACATGATCCTCAACCAAACATGGTAGTGATTCTAGTTTACCAGTGTATCTAAAAAAACCATTATCAGACATCCAATACGCAGCACCATCAACTTCAACAGCTGCATTTTGTGCAATCAATCCACAGTTAGTACCAACCTGTTGGAATGAGAATGTAAACGGAGGACCAACAAAACGCATAATAAATAATGCAGTATCAGTCCATATATAGATTGCATCTCTACCTCTGATTGCTCCCATAATTTTTGATCCATCTGCAAGTCTTTGAGTACCAGCAGTATTGGTTGCACTAGGTGTGTAGGTATTAATATCTTCTTGAGATGAAAATCTTATAAACATTGGATCTTGTGTAGAAGATGTGCCAATAGTTGTTTCGGTTCCAAAAAACACTAAGTGTCTATCCGGTGTAGATACTAAACTAAATGCAGATGCAGTCGGTGCACCTGAAATAACAGTTGCTCTTGTATCAGTTGCACCTGTTGGATTTGAATCCCATTCAAATGTTTCACCTCCAGATATTGTTGCAATAACTTTATTTCCAAAATTATCTAATGACCATAAACCTGGTGCGGTTACAATATCTCCTGATGCTGCAGCGTTCCATGCAAAAAAGTTTGATGCATCTGTTACAGTTGCACCTGATGAATGTGTTGCTGCTGTTGTACCGGATGCTCCTCTTGTTAATCCAGATAAAGTTCCACCACTATTGCCTGTGTAAGTTATTAATTCATTATCAATCAATACTGTTCCAGAAGATGGAAACGAAGTTGAACTCGCCATTGTTAATGATGTTACACTTGTATTGATAGATGATGATAAAGTAGATGTAAACTGACCTGTCTTAAAACCACTCCAAGGACCAAGTCCAAAACCAGTAGATGCAACCTCAACAGCTGGTCCTACTGGATAGTAGTGTTTAACTCTTATACTACCAGATGTAGATGCACCTGAACCAGACTCATTAGAATCCATTTGTATTGTAATTGTAGTATCCGTAGGTACTGAAGTTACCATAAATTTTTGATCTTCAAAACTAGCAGAATTAAAATTAGAGTTAGTAATAGCTGAAAAATTATCTAATAAAATAATATCAAATTTATTTATATTGTGTGCTGATGAAAAAGTTAGTGTAACAACAGCTGAACCATTAGTTGTACTAAAAGCTGATGTTAATGATGTTGTAGATTTAATTGGATGTATGTCATAAAAAATACCACCAGAATAAACATATAATATTCTGTTTGTACCTAACGCTGCATACTTAATACCTGATGTATTTACAAAATGGTGAATAGCTGTATTTCTACCTGTAATATCTACAGAACCTAACTGTGACCAACCACCTATTTTTTCAGGGCTACCATATCTAAAACGAACGTTATCGCCTGCAACCCATTGACTTTCACCACCTGTAGATGTGACTTGTTTATTGAATCCTGGTGCAAATTTTACTTTTTGTAACATATAACCTCATTATATTATATATTCCTTATTGGTGGAATACCTAACATCGGCCTTTTGTCAAACCTATTTTTTTCAGCAAAAGGACCATTTACATGGTTATAATGAAGAAATACTTGAGCGCAAGTATTACCTTCTAGAGGTTCTCTCCAATGTTCTAATTCGCAACCACTATATACTAACATATCTCCAACATCAAGTAAGACTTCTGTGCCTGCTGGAGCATTGGGTTTATGTATGTTTTTATATTCATCTATAACATTATCTGACCCTGTACCATCAATAAATATAGGCCACTTATCACCACCTAAATGAATAGTAGTAGATATTTCACAACTAGGTCTATCTTTATGTCTTTTTAAAATATCACCTTTTTTATATATTCTTGCATAAGAGTACGTTGGAATTAATTGTAATCCTGTTTCTTTTTGCATGATAGGTAGTACCTTCATCATTAACGTTTCCATTACAAAATCTGCATAATGAGAGTATGTATTTGGAACTTGCTGATCTTCCCAAGTACCTAGTAAAGATGACTTATAGTTTATATTATTTTTATATATAAAATTTACAGCATCTCTTTTAAGCATAAAATAATTAAATATAAAATTAGCTAACTCGTAAGATACTGCGTTTTTAATTATTTGATATTTATTATTCTGAAATGTCTGTTCCATTTTTATGTTTTGTTTTATATTTTTTTGTAGCATTTATAAGGGTATCTACTTCTTCATCTGGCACAATTTCTATTTTATATTCCTCTATTCCAATTATGCAACCTGCAATAAACCTTCTCATTCCTACACACAATCTGTACTTACCTTCTTTTTCAGTGCATATTAATGGATTAATTATACCATTTTTTTCTATATCTATTTTTAATTTTTTCCATTTTTCGTTTCTTGTTTGAAACATTCTACCTTTTTCTGTTTGTAAATAGTCTTCTCTAAACACTATTTTATTTTTGTGAACTATCATACATACATACCTTTTTGCAAAAAATTAAATGACACTGATATTCTAATATCGTTAGATTGATTAGGATCTACACAATGCATTAACCAAGATGGAAACATGATACATCTTCCAGCAATAGGTTCGTAATGTGTTTCTCTAAATAGTCTTGCAGGTTTTTCTCCTTCTTTTTGTCTAGGTCTTAACATTGCAGCCGATGCTCTTGGATCATCTATTTTTAAATATCCACAATTTTTAGGTGCTTTAATATAATAAACACCAGACCACAAAGAATTAGGATGTTGATGTGCTCTATTCATTCCTCCTGGTGGATTAATATTAGCCCACATATTACCTAAAAAAGGTTCACTTTCATAATACTCTTGTTGATATACTGTTCTTTGGCA